TACTACTTTGGAAACAAAAACAGAGAAAAGTAATGAACGCGAAAGCGAAAGCGGGCGCGAACGCGACAAGTCTACCGAATATTACTACCAACATCGCGATCAAAAATTGGAATACCAGAAGAAATACAACCGCCAAAAAGGCGATGCAATCAAAGGTTATAACAAAAGTTACTACATGAAGCGAAGAGAAGAAATTCTTGAAAAAGCCAGAACCAAGGTGACATGCGAATGCGGATGCGTAGTTCAATTATTTAATATGAACTCGCATAAAAAGACGAAAAAACATGTTCGCTATCTTGAAATGCGACAAGCAATGACTTCGGCTACGGGCGCGGGTGCGGGTGCGGCTACGGGTGTGGCCCTGGCAACTGAATGAAGAGAAAAGAACATAATACTTACCTATTAAGTGATTTACTATTATAAAATTAATTTTTTTTCATAGTTCGATTTTTACGAGTTTGCTTTTTTTTAAATGATTTTGATTTTATATTTTTTTTAAATAAAAGTTCGCCGTGATTCGTTTTGGTAGTATTTATCTCATCGGGTTGGTTGCCTGCAGCGCTAGAACTATCCTTATCTTCCTTAAAAAAGCTTTTCATATGTTCCAACATTTTTTTACTTATAATCACATCCATTTCTTGTTCGTCTGTATCTTTTTCTGTGATATTATAATTCAATCGATTCATCATATAAGTAGTAAACTTCTCTCTTTCTGCATGGTTATCTTTTATATCTTTTGCTAAATTCGAGTTTAAAAAGCGTTTAATCATAACAGACGATGGCAAATAATGCTTGTATCCTTTTACATGAATATAATAGACATTGTCATCTTCCATCTTGGGATGAAACAAATCATCTACAAAACATATTTCTACATCTTTTGGTAACTTGGTGCATCTAAAAAAATCATCGATAGTTTTATCATGTGTCGTTCGATTCACTTCGACTATTTTACCATCCACTTTAAACGCGGATATAATTTGTTCGAATATTTTTGATTGTAGTTTTGTCTCAAAATATGTTTTAATATGCTCAACCCATGCACGTTCTCCCTGGTTATTTGTATAAATCATTACCGCCTTGCATTTGCCGTCTTTCTTTTTTTGTAACAGGTATCGCAATACGTTTAAAATATAGGGACGCGGATATTCGGGGTATAAATCCAGTAATTCATTAAACATACTATATGCTTTATCGTCGTTGTTGTAATAGTCGTCTAATAACATACAAAATGATCCAAACTGCCCAAAACTTCCTAATGTTTCATCTAAATCAAATACAACAACTTTTTTGTATTTGGGTTTGGATTCAGTTTTGGATTCAGGTTTGGATTCGGGTTTGAGATCGTGTTCAGACTTTATATTAAATAGTTTATTTAAAAATTTAGGCATATAATAAATATATAAATATTATAATAATTTAATATAGCTTTAGTATATTAGTATATTATTATACCTATATGGGTCTTTTAAACCAAAATGACTATATAAAAATATTAAATTATTATGATATACCTATTTCTCCAAAAGATTCGTCTAAAACTATAAAAAATAAAGCTGAAACCATATTGGCCGAAAAATTATGCAAGTGTATTAAAAAGGTTAAAAAGAGTGATAGTATAGATGCAGACGGCGATAATCACGACAATAATAATACCCCATCTGAAAGCGAATCAAAAGCAATTGCAATTTGTTCAAACTCTATTTTTGAAAAGAAGGGACTTGAAAGAGGACTATTTGATTGTAAGAAAAAACCAAGACTTATAAACTTTCATGGTAAAAAATATGCTCTTACGAAAAGAAAACGAACGTTGATGATATCTCGTAGAAATAAACTACTTCGCAAACTTCAAACAAGGCGTATAAAAATAAAGAATTAATAATAAAGAATTAATAATTAAGAATTAATTTGTTACTATGTGCTTGCTGTATGCAAACGTAACAAATTAATTTAAGCAATGTGTGTATGTGGTGCGTGGTATGAATTTGTCATATTAGCTCGAAGGCTTGCTTTGCTTGGGTTTACGCGCAGATGCAGCACGAGGTGTAGCAGGGACTTCGTTAGGTCCGGATGTTGATGCTGAAGCTGAAGTTGAGGCTGAGGCTGGTGTTGAGGCTGGTGTTGAGGTTGAGACTGGGGTTGGTGCAGGTGCAGAAGCTGGTGTAGCTCGAGGCTGTGAGTGCTCAACAAATGACTCCGTCAAGGATGACTCGCGGGGTTGGCGCTCTCCACTAGGGCGACTTGAATAAACACGTCCGCCTCCTCGGCCACTACTACCGCCAGTGCCACCGCTGCTGCCGCCCCTAAACTCGGGTGCATCCTTTCGAACCAACATCCACTCTCCGCGACCTCCACGACCACGACCACGACTTGGTCCCGATAGTCTGCTACCACCACCGCCACCGCCACCGCGCACAGCCCTATCTCCGCTATCAGTGCGTTCGCCACTAAATTCCCTCCCACCTCTGGCGCTTCTATCACCCAACCCCGATGAAGGTGCGGGTGCAGGTGCACTTACACGTTGCTCATGGCGCGTCTCACAAAACAACTTCCCACCCTTTACACCACGAATATCCGCCGCCTGAAACTTGTGGTCTCCTGATTCCGTGTTTGAAACAGAAAACTCCACATACTCTCCCTCTACCAAATAGCGGTATTGCTCCTGACTTACCTTAATCGCAGAATGGTGTGCAAAAATCTCACTTGCATCTTTGAATTGGTCATTTCCACCTACGATGGTGATAAACCCAAATCCGGTTTTATTATTGAACCACTTCACACGCCCGGTAAGACGAACAGAAGCCGATGTATCTGAAGAACTCATAACGAAGAATAACTACGATAATATATGATAGTATAATATAATATAGTAAACGGCTTTAAGTATATTTTTTTTGAATATATTATTTTATTTTATACCTATAACTATATATAGCATATTAAACATAAAATGGAAATTGTTTCAACTTTGATGCAATATGTAGTATCAGTGCTTTACGCTATTATTTTACTTTCAAAATTTAATATTTTTCATAAGATATTGTTAATTGTTGGTATTTATTACGTTTCACAATTTAATCAAAACCTAAATAACTACTTACAGCTTACGATTAAACAAAAGTTACCAGACAAAAAATTAATAGAGCAAAAAACAAAAGATGGAGAAAAAGATATCTATGGTATGCCATCGGGTCATGCACAATATATGGCATTTTTTGTGGTTTTATTATATTTGTTTTACATGAAGATCAAGAATAGTAAACTCATTAGCGGTGGGGTTATTTATGCTTTATTTATAATTACTTTCATTTTATATGTTATTGAATTTTTTATTTGTATCATTTATAATTATCATACACCATTGCAGTATATTGCTGGCACTATAGTCGGCGGCATACTATCATATATAACATTTTTTATATTAGTTGCAATAATCGGTAAAAAAATGTAGACTCCACTATACGCCTATATGCTTAACTCTTTTTTACAAAGTCTTTTCAAATAAATATAATCAGGTTTCTCATCAAACTCTATACTATATGCATATGTTAGCATTCTCTCGAATATGGCAGGTAATCCTTTACACAACTCTAGTATGGGTGTTCTTTTTTTAACTTCATATACTATTTCTGCCTTTGTTCTTTTATCATCTGGTTCTATTTTCAAACTACACCATGGAAGCTTTCCTTTCAATAGATATATTATAACATACAATATTGATATAATATCATCACGCCTTGAATATACATTTCCTTCATGAATATATGTGCTTATATAACGCATAGTGCCAACGATCGAAGCATCGCGTTTATTTGGTATATGCACACCATCTTTTATATATATTCGCGATAACCCAAAATCAATAATATTTACTTTTTTGGTAACTTGTTGGTCTTGGATCCGTGAATGACTTATCATAAAATTTTCAGGTTTGATATCACGATGTATGACCCCCTTATCATGTATTTTTTCTATTATTTCAACCATTGATATCATATATTTTAAAATATCGTCAAGGTAATATCTATAACTTGGATTGGGATTTGGATTTGGATTTGGATTATCGCTTATTTCATCACTACTTTGTGTTTCACATTCTGGCTCTGTCTCTGACCCACTTTCTGTGCCACTTTCATATTTTTTATTGAATATCAACATGGTTTCTGCCTTTTTTAATTTTGTCACTTCTTCTAACAATGTATGCGAAAACAAATCCATGACTATTATATTTTTATTTGACTCTGTTCCAAAATATCGCAATTTTACAACGCCAGGTATTCCAGACAAATGATTCAATATTTTGGATTCCCATACAAGTGTTGGTTGTGTGCAAGTTGTTGCTTCATATTTGATTGCAACCTTTTCTTGTGTCACAATATTAAGACCTTGATATATGCACCCAAATGATCCTTTTCCTATTTTCCTCTCATACACATACTTTAAGTTGATAAGATTGCGATGTTGGTATTTTGATGTGTCATGTGTATGTGTATGTGAGTACACGGATTGTTCTTGGTAAGTTTGGTCGCTTTGGTATTGTTGTTGCATTTTATCTATATATACATACTTATAAATACTTATAAATCAATTTTATAATTGATTTAGAAACAAATAAAATATACTATTAAGTATATATAACTAACGTGCATCATCGTCAGCGTCATGGTATTGAAACTAACATCATTACTATATGTTGGACTATTTATGTTATTCAATCCGTTACAAAATCATAACCCATATATGGCGATGTCATTACCAATTGAATTCGTAAATACTATCAAATACCCAATCCATGTTGCATGCGAGTGTGATTATGAAATATTTGTCGATGGTAAATTTGTCGACCAAGCAAACAAGGAAGTAAATGTATTAGAATACTACTATGAAGGACACCCCGGATGGAATGCTACAAAGTTTTTTTTTCCTGTAATAAATACCGCAAGTCCAAACATAGTCGCTTTTCATGGAATAGGAGGACAATTTTCCGGTTTTGAAAATGGATTTGTTATGGATATGAATAATGGTGCAGATTATACAAAATACCAGGAATGGAAATGTAAGGAGTTCGCGGTTTCAGCATTGCCAGCGAACTGGTATAGTTATGACTACGACGATAGTTTATGGGAAATGTCGAAATCTTTTGGGATGAATTATCAGAACAATAGTTTTCAAATATTTGGAAATGAACGCATCGGTATACATCTTCAAGCTGAATGGCTATGGACACAGGATAACTCGAAAACAAATGTATTTTGTAGAAAAAAAGATAATCGCGTTCAAACGATTCCTGAGCTTCCAACAACTGCTGTGCCAACAACTGCCTTGCCAACAACTGCTGTGCCAACAACTGCTGTGCCAACAACTGCTGTGCCAAAGATTGAGACAACTGCTGTGTCAACAACTGCTGTGCCAAAGATTGAGACAACTGCTGTGCCAACAACTGCTGTGCCAAAGATTGAGACAACTGCTGTGCCAACAACTGCTGTGCCAAAGATTGAGACAACTGCTGTGCCAACAACTGCTGTGCCAAAGATTGAGACAACGGCCGTGCCAAAGGTTGAGACAACTGCTGTGCTACATACTAGCGTGTCGATTGCGACACATAACACTCCTGCATCAACTGCTGCACCAAAGGTTGAGACAACTGCCGCACCAAAGGTTGAGACAACTGCTGCACCAAAGGTTGAGACAACTGCTGCACCAAAGGTTGAGACAACTGCTGCACCAAAGGTTGAGACAACTGCCGCACCAAAGGTTGAGACAACAGCCGCACCAAAGGTTGAGACAACGGCTGCACCAAAGATTGAAACAACGGCTGCACCAAAGATTGAAACAACTGCCTTGCCAACAACTGCCTTGCCAACAACTGCTGCACCAAAGGTTGAGA